GGTAGTGGACTTTGAAAATCGTTGTTATATCCCATTAAAAGAATTTTCAAAGTTAGAAGACGCTTACAAATATGCTTTAAGCTGTTATATACATTGTTTGGATGTCGAATCTAAACAATTACATGAACGACTGATACATCTTAATACGCCCTTAGAATGACATTTCCGACCCTTATAAATAGTCGAAAGATTATGAGGGTTAGAAATGATAGTAACAATGGGTATAGATCAGTCGTTAAGCTGCACTGGCATCGTGATATTCTTAGATGGTGATATGATTCACCATGCGACAATAAAAACGTCTAAAGACGATGGTTCACTGTTTAAAAGGATTTTAATGATATACATACGCATTCATAACATAATGCAACAGTATAACGTGGATGCGGTAAACATTGAAGGTTTGAGCTTTGGTATGAGTCGTGGTAATGTGACAAGAGATTTAGCCTGTTTACAAGGTGTCATCATCACGAATATTTTAAACGATTTCACGATGGAATGTAAGATTGTGGCTCCAACCGCTGTTAAGAAATTCGCAACTGATAACGGTAAAGCTACCAAAACTGAAATGATAGCGTCTGTGCCAGAAGATGATATGACAAAGTTTAAAGAGTCTGGTCATAAAAAGACAACTGGGTTAGCTGATTTAGCAGATGCTTACTGGATAGGAAAATTCTAATCTCCTAACTGTTTATCTTGGAATAGCGCGAACAAACCTGTTATAATCAGAAATGTATATGTAACAAAAAACGGTGTATCATCTGTTAAGTAATGTTGTAACAGTGGTGGAACCGTAAAGATGTAGAAAATTACAATTTTCATAGGATTAATATGTTTTTGCTTAAAAAAGTTAGATTAAACCGATATGTCTATGCAGCCATGCCATTTATATTTGCACTATTAGGTGTAATGTTGATGATGTCAAGTGTAGGTTGGTTTTCAACTGAACCCCTCCATCTTACCACATTTGGGATGTTTTCGATAGGGGTTGGTTTCTTTTCTTATTGTTGGGGCATCCATATCCGCTCGTTAAGGTATCAGATTTATCAAAAAATGAGAAGAAGAATGGATGATATTCTTAAACATTAACGATAAGCTTTGTCTGCTTCTGTGGTTTTCAACATATCAATATAACTCTTATGTGCCATACTGTCCGTTTTTATGATCTCTTCGCCTTTAGGGAACCTACCACCTAACACGAATTGTGCGTACCTAACCGATTGCCAAGCATCTGTAGCTATAGCATCCTCACCTTTTTCCCATTTTCCCTTTATGATGTACCACGCATATTGCATAGACAAATTTGGATTTCTGGCAATAGCCTCTTCACCTTCTGGGAATGGTTTTTTATCTAAAATGTTCATAGCCCAATTGTATGAATACTTTGCACTTTTTCCTACAGCGTGTTCCATTGGTGCTACGAAACCACCATACCTAGACTTCATAGCAGACGCATATTTGTAAGAATATTCCGGTGATTGTTTCAATATACTTTCGTAAGGTGTCATTGTTTCTATTTGGTTTTTGTGCCATTCCCATACAGTTTTAGGTGTTAATCTATCATAACCATATAAATCTTTTGGCTCATTGTGATGTTGATATAAGTCCATTCTAGTAACCTTTTATAAATATTACTATATTTATGAGAAACCTATATGCTAAAACTTTACAAATACCACAAAAACCCTGAAAAATTGTATGCACATGATTTAGTTCATGAAGATGCTGATTTTGTTTGGGCGACGTATTCTGATGAAAACATGGATTTAGATGCAATGTTTTTCGATTTTTCTGATTTAGAAAAGTATGAGAAAGCAATAGCGAAAAGCGCAGAATATTCTTATCTGTATGCCGCTAATTATTTAGATGACAGATTTGTAACTGGGGAACCAGCAATAGCACAAAATGCCTATTATGCGTTTCATTATGCTGTTGATATTATGTTTGAGCGGTTTCGTAGAGCTGAACCACTAATTTTAAACTCTACACATCGCAATGCTTATCTGGTAGCTATGGAACGATATGGGGATAAAGTATGAGTCATACTAAAATAAATTTATATAATATGTATTCTGACCCAGATAGTCTTTACGGTGATAGACGTTCAACGTTGGCTCAAATGTTCTTTAATGATTACAATGGTGCGGATAAAGATGATATAGACCATACTTACGAACAGTTAACAAAATCACCCCGATTGGCATTTTTGTTCGTTAGGAAGATGATAGAAAAACCGTTTCCAGAGTTAGAAGATATTATAGCAACCGATGCGAAATTTGCTTATGGTTATGCTAATGAAATACTACATGATGAATTTCCTAAAGGCGAAGAAGCTCTGGCACAAAACGCTATGTACACCTATTATTACGCTTCTGTTGTTTTAGATGAAAAATTTCCTAAAGGTGAAGCTAATTTACAGAAAGATCGAAGCGTTGTTTGGCGCAGACATTACAATAACAGATTTTGAAAAGGATATATAATGCTATTAAATGAAATATTTGACAGACCCTTACCATACAAACTGGTTAGTGGTGGAAGCGGTGTAGATAAATTTGAATTCACTACAACATCAGGCATCCTCATAACAGTTAACGTTTTCAAAATTAGAAACTTTAGACAGACTGGTGTGGATTTAAGCGATAGTGGAATAGGTTTCGACTTCCAAAACCAAAGTGTAGATGGCGATAAAGAGGGTATAACGGGTACTGGTGATGAATTTGAAGTTTTCGCAACCGTTCTAGCCATAATAGAAAAATCGCTCGTTAAACACGACCCCAAGCTAGTAGCATTTGGTGCGCATGAGGATAATCGTCAGGATTTGTATGACAAAATGATAAAAGTTATGCAGCGTAAATATGCTTACGAATTGTTAGATAAGCCACCAGTTATGTTTCCTTTGGGAACCTCTAAATATTATGTGCTGAGAAAAACGTAAGATAACACTTAACGAATTGATAAATACATCCAAAACAAGAAGGAACAACAATGTTACTATTAGAAATTTTTAAAAATATGAGTATTACTGAATCATTTGTCATGATGTTGAATGAAGGTAAGATCGAAACCTTTTACACCATGTATAAGGACAAATTAGAAGATCGTTTTGATAACGATAATCGTGTGCCAGCATCTATGAAAAGTAGATTAAGCCAAGGTGAAGATCAGGCGAAAAACATTGTTGATATGTTTGCCGAAATTGACCCAACTCGTAAAAAGAGTAACTTACAGTGGATGATTATACAATATCTAAAAGGTGAACCGCTTGAAGATATAGAACATGCTAAACGCGCATTAGTAACTTTAGATAAGTTCAAATCTAAAATGACTAAAAATCAAATTGGTCAATTCAAAAGCATTGGTGAGTTGAACGCTGCTGTAGAAGAAGTTGCTGCACAAAAAGATTTCAAAGATTTGGATAATATCCCAACTAGTGAAGCTACTTATGTGATTAAGAGTAAAGATTTTAAGGTTATTATACCTAAAGACCATGCAGCTTCTTGTAAATATGGTGCATCTGGTTTTTGTACGACTAATGAAGACCCAGCATTCTATAATCAATATGCTGGTGCTGGAAACCTTTATATCATTATGGTTGGTGCAGGTAAGAACCCAGAATTATTCCAACTACAATATGAAAAGGGTGAATTCAAAAATAAATGGAATAAAAACCTAACACCTGAAAACATCGACTTGTTATCCTCATATCCTAAGTATAAGGACTTCTTAAACATGTTGATTAAAAAGCACTATTCAAAATACTTCAAATAAGCCCCGTAAAATCATGCACTTAAAATATTATAAGGTTTAAGTGCATGATTCCTTCAAAATAAATTTGACATTATCTGTCACCCTGTCATAATAGACCCAACTTAAACGAAACGTCGAAGGGTTCATCATGAAATCTAAAACTTTTAAATTTATAGGTACTGCTGGACACGGATATTTAGTAGTAGCTAATGCTATCATGAAACAATACATCAACGAACTCATTGACAACGATAAGTTAAGTGATATATCATACAGCTATTGGCAACGTAAAAATTGTTATCTTGAAGAAGATTGTGAAGCTCATAAATTTTTAGCATGGTATGAAAAAGATACTGGTGTTAAACCAAAAATCAAAGAAACCTATCAAGATAACATTAACAAAAATCGTCCTATATCTTGGGTAATAGGACTCGATCAAAAAGATGGTTCACATTGGATTTTATGAAAGTATTAGGATTGTTTAGTGGTATAGGAGGCTTCGAATTAGGCTTACGAGAAGCTGGTATGGAAATCGTTACTATGTGCGAAATTGAAGACTATTGTAGAAAAGTTTTACGTAAGAACTTTAATGGTGTTAATATAGTCAACGATGTTTTAGAATTAACCGTTGAACCAGACAAATATGATGTCTTATGTGGCGGTTTCCCTTGTACACAAATTTCCCATGCTGGTAAAGGTGGTGGTATAGAAGGAAAAGATTCTAGTTTATGGAAAGAATATAAGAGATTAATAAGTGAAGCAAAACCAAAATATGCGATTATTGAGAACGTCAGTGCCATCCTTAGCAGAGGAATTGATGTTATCTTACAAGACCTTGCCGAAATCGGGTACGATGCGACGTGGACAATGTTTGATTCAAAGTACTTTGGAGTCCCACAGCGTAGACGTAGAGTTTACATTGTTGGGGTGCGTGATGGAATCCCCCCTGAATCCGATTTGTTCCAACTTGGGAAGCGTAATAATCCCAACCTCAAATCCGAAATGGACTTTATCAACAAAAGCTTTGAATGGGATTTCACTGAGAACACAGAAGTCGAAGTTCCCTTTGCCTTTTTTACTAGACAACGTAGTGACCAATTCGCTTGCACTGGATTAAGTAGCACATTAATGAAGCGCGACTATAAGGACTTTACTGATCTTGTTCTTATGAATGATATACTTAGAAGAGTCACACCCACCGAACGTTTAAAATTACAAGGTTTCCCCGATGATTGGTTTGATGACACCGATTTAAGCGTTACACAACAATTCACCTGTAATGGTATGACCGTACCCGTTATAAAATACATTGGCGACCTAATTCAACAATTCGATAATGAAATTTGACTTTGCATCTATAAAAGATTTCGATAAGCATATAAGTCTATCCATCCCAAATTATGATGGGCTAGTAGATGTTACCACTTCAATATTCAAAGAATATATGCCGCCACACGGTGTTTGCGTTGATGTGGGTTGCAGCACTGGCAAACTATTAAAATCCTTCCAGAACATCACAGAGGGCGAATACATAGGAGTCGATCAGGTTAGGATGTGCGACGGTTATCCGTTCACGTTTTACGAAGCTGACTGTTTAACATTTTTGACAGCCAATACTAAAAGTATAGATGTTGTAATATCTGTTTTCACCCTTCAATTTCTAGGAAATATCAAACGCAAAAAGGTCGTAGATGAATTACGTCGTCTAGTCGCCAATGGTACAACACTAATCATAGCAGAAAAAGTTTTTTCCAAATCCGCAAGAGTCAATTCGATTTTGACTAGAGAACATGTCCACCAAAAAAGAAAATCATTCACCGATACAGAAATATTAGACAAAGATTATGAACTATTTGGGTCAATGTTTTGTTTAGACGACGATAAGATGATAGAAGAATTAAATAGTATCGGACAGTATGAGCAGATATGGCAAAGCTATAATTTTAAAGCGTGGGTAGTGTATAAATGCCAACCGTAGTCGAAATTTTTTGTGGCGCAGGTATAGGGGCAGTAGGGCTTAAAGAATTAGGATATGATATATTGTATGCTGTGGATAATAACCCTTATGCAGTATCGACCTATAATGCGAACATTGGCAACCATGCGGTCTTAGGTAATGTTGAAACCCTAGATTATAAAACCATACCAGATTCAGATATTATAATAGGTGGTGTACCGTGTTTGCCGTTTTCGTTTGCTGGAAAAGGTGAAGGTGTTAATGATAAAAAGCATGGTAATCTAATCTATGAATTTTATAACATCATAAAATATAAAAAACCAAAGTATGTCATTTTTGAAAACGTAAAGGGTATTGTGTCCAAAAACCACCAAAATGTTTTTTATGATTTCATAGCCAGCTTGTATGAGTTGGGATATATCACATCGTGGAAATTGACAAACTGCTTAGAATATGGGATACCTCAAAAGCGTGAAAGAGTTATATTAGTGGCATCTTTAGGCGACACATATCAGTTCCCCGACGCTACACACTCTAAAGATGAATATGTTACTATCAGAACCACCATAGGAGACTTGCCGGAACCAGCTATAAACGTAAACATTAAAAATCATTATGGATACGGTGTTAGACCGGATGAAGCTGCTTTTATAGATGAAGTTCCTATAGGTGGCAACTGGACAGATATTTCAATAGATTCCCAGAAAAAATTTATGGGGAATTCTTATTATTCTGGTGGCGGTAAAACTGGGTATTTGAGAAAAATCGCATTCGATTCTTATGCTTATACAATAACGTCAACTATGAATGGGAAGTTTAACTCTCAACTGGTTGATTTAAGTGATAAATACCAAGATGGTAGTGTTAAAGGTTGTAGACGATTTACCGTTCGAGAGTGTTTACGGTTGCAAACTGTACCAGATTGGTATAGTTTTGCCGATGTTGTACCGTGGAGTAAACAGTATGAACGGTGTTCAGGTATACCACCATTGTTAATCAAAAAAATAGCAGGGGCGTTGCTATTTTAACTGTTTCGTGTATAATGTAGTGGAAACTTTTAAAAAACATTTAAGAGGTATACATGAGCAATCATACATTTCAAACATCTGTTAATACCATACGTGACGTTGAACACGACGTTACCATCAATTTCGATTATAGCCCATCAGAAGAACAGTGGTTCGACCCGTTTAATGGTGAAGGTTCCCCTGGTTATGATGCTTCAGTAGAATTACTTGAAGTTAAGACCGTTTTACAAAACAAAAAAACTTTAGACTTTATCCTTTCACAAGATCAAATACCTGAAACCGAATGGGATTTGTTGGAAATGAGAGCGATGGAATACGTTGATGGTTTAGAATCGGACGAACCTTATGAATAACCTTACGTTTGATGTGCCTATGCACATTTCTGGCATCGAACGCTTATTAACTGTGAACTTCGATTTTTCGTTTGATTATGGAGGTCATGATATAGACGAAATAACTTTAAAAAGTGTAGAGACTGTTTTACTTGATAACAAAACTATAGTAGACTACATGGAAACAAAATACCTACTTACACGAGAACAGTGGGACACATTAGGGCGATTAGCTTATAAACACACAAACAATACGGTGATGATACTATGATGACATTATCAGTTCATGCAACAGAACGTTGGGAAGAACGCTTTCCTAAATTAAACCTTGAATCAGAGCTGGTAAATTTGGTTCGATTAAGATCAAAATTTACTAGAGTTTTAAGACAAAGACACAAAGATGTATCAGGATGTACCGATAGGCGACAATACTGGTATTCCCATAGTGGGATTATTTTTGTAGCTGCTGGTGATGTGATAGTAACGGTCATCAAAGCCAGTGCTGAGATAATCCATGTTATCGAAGATTATCTTCTCGACAAAACATCTAAAGCTTCGGAGCAACACTACTCCAAAATAAATGGCATGATTAAACGCCAAAAACAACGTGCGCTCACTAGAAAGAAGCATTGTAACCGTATAATATTTAACGAATACTTATTTTAATTTATGACAATAATGGATAGTTGGGTGTCTGAATACACTCCTAGAGCTTCACAAATACACGGATTAACTTGGCTAGAAGACCAAACTACAAAATATAACATAATAGAATTACCCGTTGGTGGGGGTAAATCCACGCTAGGATTAACCTATTCTAACTGGTTGTCTGGTGATAAGGGTGGGGATTCTTATATATTAACCCCTCAGAAAATTTTACAGGCGCAATACGAAACCGAAAAAATGTTAAAGCCTAACGGATTATTTTCGTTGTATGGTAAAGGTAATTATTCGTGTAGCGAGTTGAACACCACTTGTGATCTCGGTCTTAAATTTAAAGGTAAAACTTCGTGTAGCTCGTGTATATATCGTTCAGCTTTAGCAAATGCCTTACGTAGCAAGAATTTGGTGTTGAACTATACCTTAGCCTTGTTACAGTTCGGATTTAACCAAAAGTTTGAACCTAGAAAATTGATAATTTGTGACGAAGCTCATAATCTGGAAAACCAGTTGGTAGAGTTCAACCCTGTTGCTATTGGTAAAAAACGTGCTTTGCAAATGGGGTGTAAGTTGCCACTGTTTAGAAACATAGAAGATGCTTATGATTGGATTAGCACTACATATGTTGTAAAATTGCGCGATAGAGAATACATACTCGAATGTGATGTTGACGAAATCGTTGCACTGGTTGACCCTAAAAACATGTCAATTGCTGATCGTGAAATGATAAAGGAACATGATAAAGTCAAAAATCATTTAGAAGTTGTTGAAATGTTTTTAGATAATGACCTAGAATCAGTCCAAGAAGATTTCGTGGTAATGTCAGATAAGGAAACGTTGAAGTTTAAATCTATCTATGGCAGAAAGAATTTCCATAGCATGTTAAGTAACCAAGCTGAACATTTCTTATTCATGTCCGGTACTATAATTGACAAAGACGAGTACTGTAAAAATTTAGGAATTGATCGTGAAGATACATCATTCTTATCTGTCGATTCAGAATTTGACCAAAATAAACGCCCCGTTGTTAATATGGGTGGTATGAAAGTTAATGCACAGTGGAAAAATCCTGAAAATAATGCTAGTAGGGATAAGTATTTGTCTAACATTAAGGAAATACTGGCTCTGCATCATGACGAAAAGGGTATAATACACACTGGAAATTTTAAAGTAGCGGAATGGTTGGTAGAACAATTGGAGGGTGGAACCCACACCATATACCACCATAACCCAGAATCTAAGTATAAGCGTGAATCGGTCATTAAAGCTTATATGATCGACCCTAAGCCTAGTATTATGATCTCACCGTCTATGACTGAGGGTGTCGATTTAAAGGACGATAAAGGACGCTTTGCAATCATCGCTAAATTAGCATTCCCTTATCTTGGTGATGCTTGGATTAAGAAACGTTTAGAATTGTCTGGTGAATGGTATGCTGTTGAAGTGGTTAAAGCCATGATACAAGCATGTGGTCGTGTGGTGCGATCTAAAACTGACTACGGAACTTGTTACATAGTTGACGAGTCGTGGAATTATTTTTACCATAAAAACAGTTACTTATTTCCTAAATGGTGGAAAGATGCCTTGGTGGTGATAAAATGATTAAAGATATATTCGTATTTGGCGTTAGCGTTAATAGTGTCGATGAATGGCTTAAAGGTGAATTAGATGGCGCAGAACCATCGCGCATACCAAGATGTGTATATGTAGACAAAGTTGATGTGTGTAGAGGTGTTGTAGACCCTCAAGTGATTATATTGTACAACGCTGAATACAATAGAAGGTATGATGATGCTTTCTTTTCCTCCATATTGCCGACATTTAAAGGCGATAACCTTTTAAAGTTGCAAGCGTTACGAGAGAAATGTCTTAAATGTGCTTGCAATTATTCCCCCACCTGATATAATAGTCACAACTTAAACAAGTGGTGGAACCGATGAATACACAAACTGAAAAAGAAGCGAACGTTCAAGAGCATATCAAAGCTATCATATCAGAACTTAATTCTATGTCACTTGACGATGAAGCAATGGCTAAAGCTATTTCTAACACCATACAAGGTGAACACCGTACTTTACAACAAAGTTTTTTTCGTGTTTTGAAATTATCTATCAGCGACTATGGTAGAAATTCTTTTGTAGACGCTAGAAACGAAAAAAGTCGTGAATGGTGTAACGAAGTTGCGCAGGTCGAAACCTATATCCCCTTTATATGAAATTTGAATTAACCGACGAACAAACTGATGCGTACATCATTTGGCAACGTGACCATGAATGCAGCAAAGAGCAATATCGTACCAAAGGTGGTGCTGTTACTTTCCAATTTACCCCTAGTGGTTTGGGTGTGGTTGAAAGTGTAAAGTGTATCTGTGGTTCGAGAATAAATTTAACCGATTATGATAAATGGTGATAAAATTACTCTTGGTGATTAGATGAAAAAGAAAGACGTAAAAGCTTTAAAAACTGGGCTTTATGAAATTCTCTGGAATACCGGAGGAACATCACTCGCTTCTATAGGCATAACCGCCAACGGGAAACGGTGGATGGCTCCTACTAATTGGTCTAGTGGTAGCACCTCAAATCGTATATTTTGGAAAGGGGTTAAAAAAGTTTCTATTGTCAAATTAGCTAAAGATGTAAAATAATTTTTGCAATTCTGCGTTTGACCTGTTAGAATATAAATACACTCATAACTTACAGGTACTTATCATGTCAGAACAAACTTTCGCAGAATTTTTAGTAGAAAGCTCTTTAAGTAGAGTGTATCGACAATCACAAAAACACGCAATCGGAACCATCACAGCGTTTCGTAGTGAATATACTAGGCATGAAAATCGTCAACGTAATAAGTCCTTACTTGCTAAGTTGTCACGATATAGATACGGTGTTACTGCTGTAAAGGGTTCATACATCGAAAATTTCAAATCACCTGCCGCAGTTGAAGTTGGTGAAGAAGTATATTTGGTTGTCGATTTAAGTGATCGAAACGATTTAAGAAAAAATCTTAAATCGTTAGGTGCTGAATTTGACCAAGATTCAATTCTATTTGTTGAAAAAGGTGGTAAGACTGGCGAGTTGATAGGAACCAACGATTCTAATTTCCCAGGTTTTGATAACGTTATTAAACTTAACAATCCTATTTTTGGTGAAAATGGTGAATTTTTTACTCGTGTAAATGGTCGCCCCTTTGTTTTGAAAAACAAAACACTTTTCACTGAAAGTCCAATAAAAGGTTGGGGTAGAAATTACGCTATAAAGCTTTTATCTGAAACTCCTTGGAATCAAATCGACATTAGCTAACTACGTCACACAATTAAATTTGCAATTTCTTCACCGTTTAGTATAATAGACTCAACTTAAACGAAACGGTGAAGATCATGAATTTAGCACAAGCTGGTAAAACATTCGGTTTATCATTTCCTTACACTGCCGCAGATGTTAAAAAAACTTACCGTGCTTTAAGCAGCAAAAATCATCCTGATAACGGTGGCAACGATGACGATATGGCACAAATCAACGTTGCATATTCTATATTAAAAGATACTAACAGTTCGCAACCTTACACACTAAATTGGAAAGAAATTAGAGAACGTAATGAGTTGAAAGCTTCCGATCTTACAAATGTTATCAAAAATACTTTTAACGTTTCAGCCTTTTTAGCTTACTTCCGAGGTTTTACTGGTGAAGATTTCGAGTATATAATACATGAAACTTCAAATCAATGGAACGGTGGCATCAATGTTAAATTTTTCAACAAAGACAAGACTACGGTTTTCACCTTTGCCGCTACAGCAAGCACTAATGATCGTTCTAAACCTTCTTTCTCTGGTAACAATGAAAACATTTCGTTCGAATTAGGTATTACCGCTTTCGGTTATATAAACCGTAAGAAAATTAAAATGGCTAGACGTGATTGGGCTTTTGATAATGACCACGCAGCATTATTTGACCCTTCTAAATCTTTTGGTAGAGCTAAATTACTTAAAGCTGTTAGTCAACCTAAAACGACTGACATGAAAAAAGCTGATTTTGGATTAGCTATGCGATATGAGTTAAATGCCAAACATGTTTCCGACGTTGACTTTATCCCATTAGGAAACGATTACTTCTTAAAAGTATATCGCATGGTTTGGAATCGCGTTCCAGCATGGAGTTTTGGTGGTATCTCACATAAACAAGGTTATACTTATAAAAATACAAACCATCGTGTTTACCATACGTTTTATGAAAATTCTGAAACAGTAGACACACTTTTAAAATTAAAAGCATTAGGTAACGATTTTGATGCTATCACTAAAGCAGTAGAGGCTTTGAAATGATCTTATATCCACAATATCCTTTGAATGATAAACAAGCTGACATTCCTTTTCAACCAGAATATTTGAACGCATTGAAAGCTGGGTTCAAATGCTCGTTATTTGATCTTGAGTGGGTGTTTAACCCTAAGCCTAAGATTGATAAAGGTGAAACCGTTTTATACCGTGGGTGGATGCTTAATGAGGAAAAATACACAGAATTAACCAAACTTGTAACTATTGCTGGCGGTGTTATGGCGATCAGCGTGAAAGAATATATGAAATGTCATCATATCGTTAACTGGTATCACAGTGTTGATAAGTATTCACCCAAGACCGTTTTTTTGCCATACGATGGTAATTTAATACGCATTGTTGATATGCTAAATTGGACTGGTGGGTACTTTGTTAAGGATTTTGTGAAGTCCAACACAACAGGGTTCGGCTCTATTTGCGATAATGGTCTTGAGTGTCAATATGTTGCAGATTTAATACATTTACATCGCGGTGGTATTGAAGGTGGTATAGCCATTCGTAAGGTTTTAAAATTATTACAGGATTCAGAACAACGGTTTTTTGTGGTGAACGGTAAAGCTTATTACGGTAATCAAGTTGTGAACGACAAGATCATAGAGATTGCCGAACACGCTGCTGCCAACGTTAAATCACCATTTTTTTCGGTTGACATAGCTCAAACTTTAGATGGAGAATTCCACCTTATTGAAATTGGTGATGGTCAAGTTTCTGAAGCAACTGGTTGGAAAATCGAAGATTTTGTTGAATTATTAGAAGAAGTATCATGAACGAAGTCCCTACAAAAGAGGACTTATTAGAATTGTTGTCCAGAAAAGATGATTGGGACAACTCAGATAAAGATGGAATATTCGATGCTTTGCAAGCGTTAGGGTTTTATTATTACAGAACTGAAAAAATATTAGAGGTAGACAAATGACAGCAATTTTAGTATTAATATTCTCCGTTGTATATCTTTCACAAGCTATATGGTGCATAAATTACCACATTAAACACAATACACCGTATCCTGTCGATAAATTGTTGCGGATAAAATTGACGTTTGCCCCATATTTATGGTATTATATCATAACAGAAAATGAGGTTTTAAAATGAGTGCAACTAAAGCAGCAATTGAACTAGCCGTGGGATTTTCCACTGGAATTTACACAGAAGAAGCGTTGATGGAAATGTTGGGGGATGATGATCTTGTATCGTCCATTATAACCATTGCTGGTGGCTTAGGTGCTGCTGGTTTGGCAGTTTCAGCAACACAAGCAGTGTTGGACACTGAAATTGTTACGGACGTTACAGACGTTGTAGATGACGTTATCGACGAAGTTTCAAACGGTTTGTCGGATTTGAACCCTTTTAGTTGGTGATATGATGGAAGAAGCTGGCGTGTATGATGTAACTGATCGAACTACCGAAAAGGGCTTCCAACTGTTTGTGGACGAAGTTGAAGCTGCTGAAGATGGTTATGGGTGGTTAAACGCTTTAGCTAAAGAACGCAAGGCAGATAACGTAACACCGATACAGTTCGAAGGTTCTGATGGCGGTGTAGCAGTAGCGTGGAAAGATGGTTTGATAATAGCTTATTTTTTGTTGCTGCGAAATTGGAATAACTATACTATATTAGTAAAAAATGATTTAGGTGAACAACATGACTAAAACAGGAAACACAACTTTAACAGTAGAGCCTTTAAACCTCGACGGTAATCACCTCGACATTCATCATGAAGTTACTTTAACTGCTGATGCACCAGGTATCCACGTAATAACTTATGTTGATGCACAAGGCGAAAATGCTGACGGTGATACTGTATGGGTTGATTTGAATGATGTCGTAGATAATCTATTAGGTTACGAAGACTTTGAAGAATTTGTGATTGATGATTGGATTGTGACTATGCAAGAACAGATTGAAAAACTGCAATTGTATAAACTTCGACTGTTAGAAAAGTCGAACGAAAATGGTTGAATTGGTATGATTAATTCCGAACGATTGGGTAAATTTAGGATACCAGTAAAGGATTTTGAAACTAATCAAGACAAACTGTTAACTATCTTCGGTCGAATGGTAATAGTCAAGGTTTATAAGACCATAGATTATACCGAATACGTTGCATATTCCGAGTATTTTGATATGATGCCCGGTTATGTGGAAGAAATACCACTCTATAAATTCGATTTTATTAGAAATAATGTCATGGTTAGTGGCATTAAAACCTTTGGCGACGATACCGTAAATATGCCGTGTCCGTTTTGTGGTTCAGTTGATGTCGAATTTGCTAAAAATGCGTTAAACCAAGCAACTGCTATCTACTGTAAAAATTGTCCGGCTGGGTTGGAAGATAACACCAAAACAGTTGACGAATTACGAGTCATTTGGGACACTAGAAAATGATACAACCCTCTCCCATGACGTATCATGGTGTGAAATTTTTCATAGCCTATCCATTACAAGTTCCAAATTTTCGCATAAGCGATAACGTCGATTTGAGTCCTGAATATCGGAAGGATATTAATGCTTGGTGCTTTGATTTTTTTGGCGGTAAAACTATTGAGATCGTTGAAGACGATGTGTACATTAAAGCACCAGAAGGTATAGTGCTAAATGAAAAAACATATAAAAAGTTCGAAAATCAAATTGCACACGATGTTGACATTAGAACGACCAAACAAGTTTTTTATAAATAAGGGGTATGAGCCACAAAATAGATAAAGCATTTGACATAGAACCGTATGAAACTACTGAACTTATAGACTTTGAAGATATGAAAAATCTTCCTTCCGTTAATACTGTTCATGACGAATACGATCACAAAGACCGCGAAATTGAAGACCAATTTCAAGAAGTCTACGATAAAGCTATGGAAGCGTTCAGTACGCAAGTTGAGGAATCTGCTGATATAGATGGTAAATATCTTGCCCGTAATTCAGAGGTTGCTAACCAACTCCTAACCACGGCTCTTCACGCTGCAAAAGAAAAAGCAAGTCTCAAACAACATTCCGATCATCTTAAAATCAAAAAGGGTCAGCAAGGCGAAAACGTCACTAATGTTCAGAACAACAATATTATGATGGATAGAAACGAATTGTTGAAGATGATGAAGGGCGAAAAAACGCTATAAAGGTTTGCCCCACTGTGATATAGTTCATGTTTTATAATTTAAAAGGACATGACTATGACCGAGATTTCTAATATTCTCGATTTCTATAAAACTAATTTGCCTTGGTTCGATGCTGACAAATATAACAAAGCTTGCATTACCAGTAATGTATTAAACGATACAACCTATATTAGTGGGAACCGTCAAGATGGTAGTACACACAGTTTGTTATTCACGGTTTTATACGATTTATTACTTACCGACACCCCAAAACATGTGTACATTAAAGGCATGAACGATCAAGATACTAATAGATTGTTCAAAGTTTTCACGGAGATATATAGTGAAGTTAAAGGAAATTGTCACAATTTCCACTTACTTAACAACATTCATAGTATTAAATTCGGCAAAATAGAATTCGACGATGGAAGTCTTATCACAATATTAAAACCTTTAAACCTATTCTGGGAAATTAGAGGTCGTCATGAAGATGTTTGGTTTGTGGTAGATGAAGAGGGTATGATGGACGTAGATAGCTGTTCTGGGGTTGCGGAAGGTGTAGCTATTGCTAGTTTACACAACAACGTTAGACAACTCTACGCTAATTAAAAAATTTAAGTCATTCCCCATAAATAAAATGATAATTATGGGGAATCATTGCGATTAATTATATTTCTCAAATGTAAATAACCCCCTCCCCCCCTTCTAGCCATAAATACCTCATACACGAGGACTTTATATGGCTGGAAATAACGTTAAACGCGCTAATGAATTAGTAGCTTTTAAACCTGAAAACTTAATAGATTTAGAACGATGTGAACGCGACCCAATATACTTTATAAAAGAATATTGTAAAATTGAACATCCGACACGAGGTATTATAGATTTCGCTCTATACCCTTATCAAGAAGATTTGATACATTCGTTTGTGAACAATCGTTTCACACTTGCACTCTGTTCAAGACAGTTGGGTAAAACCACATGTGCTGCTGCATTTTTTCTATGGTACGCATCGTTTGAAGAACATAAAACTGTTCTAATTGTATCTAACAAAGAATCCAACGCTACTGAATTTATTCACCGTATTCAGGTCATGTACGAATACTTACCTAAATGGTTGAAACCTGGGGTTACTTCCGATGGGTGGAATAAAAAATCTGTAGGTTTTGATAACGGTTGCCGTGTTATATCAAGAGCCACATCAGAATCGTCCGCAAGGGGGTTATCTTTATCCATTGTATTCGCAGACGAGCTTGCGTTTGTTAGAGATAACATTCAGCAAGAATTTTGGGCTGCATTATCACCAACATTATCCTGTGTAACTGGTGATACCTTAATATTAACAAAAAACGGTTATGAACGTATAGATAGTTTTCATGTAAACCGAAATGTCGGAGATTATTTTGAAATAGATGGTGTTGAGGTTTATGGTAAGAATGGTATAGAACCTTTATCGCATGGTTACGTATCACCAAAAAGTGACACATTAATCATTGAAACCCAACGAGGTTTCATGTTAGAAGTGACACACGATCATCCATTATATACATTATCAGAAAATCCTGATATGGAACAAGCTAAAAATTTAACTACCGATAATTATTTAAGAATTGATTATGGTATGAATCATTTTGGTATTGCATCATTAAATGATGATACTGCTTATATGTTGGGCGGTTATATAGCAGAAGGGTGGGCTTCTCATTTCAAGAATGCCAATAATGAGCGCGTAAATTCGGCAATATACATAGCAAACGTTAACTCTGATTTTCGAGAAATATATTACCGAAACGGATTCAGTGATGACCCAAACCAATCTCATAAAATTAGAAAGTTTGGTGTAGACGAATGCAGACTTTGGGAGTCTGAATATGGAATAGATTTTACTAAAAAATGCTACGATAAAGTTATTCCACGATATATTATGGAATCCGATGGGAAAACCGTGGGTATGTTTCTACGAGGATTATACGATGGTGATGGTAGCATCACCGTAGACAAGGGTATTAATTTAACATCTACCAGCAGGAAACTTATACAAGAAGTGCAATTATTGTTGACCAATTTTGGAATCCTTACCACGATAGTTAAAAATGATTCAGAGAAAATATTATTAAGAGAACGAAAAAATGGACGATTGTTACCACAAGGCAAACCAGTACAATCATTAAGAGATAGTTGGGGTTTGAATATCTCACGCTCTAACGCTAAAAAGTTTAAAAAATTTGTGGGCTTCCATATTAATTACAAAAAACAAAAATTAGACGAATGTATTTCAACTTATCCACAAGATGATTATAAACAGAAGATCATCCCGTTTGGTACAATCAAAAATGTCATTGCTGATATAGTCCGCTCTTGTGGTAAAACCAAAAAATGGTTTAGGGATAACGGTTGTAGATTAGATAAAGTATTTGATAAATCCACAAACAGAACATGCACTATAAGGTGGTTAAGTAAATTTCACGATTTAACAAAAGACTATGATTGTGCTGCTGGTTATAGCGATATGTTTCGTGAATTATTGGGGTATCGTTGTATATGGGATAAGATCAAAACCATAACACCATCCACTAATAAAACCTACGATTTTACAGTCCCGAACACACACACATTTTTACAAAATGGGATTTTGGGGAGTAATACTGGTGGTTCCTGCATCGTGGCATCTACTCCTAACGGAGATATGAATTTGTTTGCTCAGTTAGCAAGAGCTTCAGAAGCAAAAACAAACGAATTTGTATTTAAAAAATATCTTTGGACTGATGTACCAGAACGTGATGAAGCTTGGAAACGAAGTGAAGTCATGAGAATCGGTGAAGAGAAATTCTTACAAGAACATATGTGTCATTTCTTATCAAGCGAATCAATGTTGATTAGTAGTTTGATACTTTCCACTATCAAAACATATCCACACATACAAGAGTTAAAAGAGTTCAAACTATGGGACAATTTCGACCCAGCAAAATCTTACATTGTAGGGGTTGACCCCAGCACTGGAATAGATAGCGATTTTTCCGTTATAGAAGTTTTCGAATTTCCTGCTATGATACAAGTCGGTGAATTTCGTTCTAACACTTGCAACACTACCCAACTATACCAAGCGTTAAAAGGTATTTTGAACATGATGGAACGTGTGGGTTGTGAAATTTTTTACAGTTCAGAAAATAATGGTATCGGGGAAGGGTTGTTAGTGTGCATAGAAAACGACGAAAACTCTCCTGAACATGCAGAATTTATTACACAGGCTGATAGTAAGCGTGAAGGGTTCACAACCACTAATAAGGCTAAAATCAAAGCGTGTATCAAACTTAGAGAAATGTTTGAGAGTGGTAAGATCACTATCAAATCCCAACAACTGTTGTTTGAGTTTAAAAATTTCATTAGAACTAGAACATCATATGAGGCTCAACCTGGGGGAACGGATGATTGTATTTCCGCACTTCTTATCGTTATTCGAGTTTTAGAAGAAATAATTCAGTATAACGACGAAGCTTATGCTATGATGGAAGAAAATATGTCAGGAGATTACTTTTCTGGCGAAGAATCATATAACGAAAACGGTGAAGGGGCTGCGATGCCAATGATATTTTAATGGGTAAAACAGAAAATAGATATTTAGGTGCTTTGGTAGGTTTAGCTTGTGGCGACGCTTTAGGAACCACTTTGGAATTTACTTCCCCCAACTTGATAGACAAACCATTAACAGAAATTGTCGGAGGTGGACCTTTCTATTTAGACGCTGGTGAGTGGACTGACGATACCTCAATGGCATTATGCTTAGGAACCAGTTTAATAGAGAAACAAGATTTTGATGGTGTAGACCAATTAGAACGTTATTGTAGATGGCGTAGCGAAGGGTACATGAGTTCAAACGGAGAATGTTTTGATATTGGTTATACAACATCTACCGCTTTAAACTATTTCGAAAAATATAATGACCCAGAATCGGGCATGGTATGTAATTCAAAGGAAGAGGATTCCGGTAACGGGTCACTGATGCGATTAGCACCTATTCCTATGGCTTTCGCATTAGACCCCTTATTAGGAATAAAAATGGCAGGGAAGTCGTCTGTGACAACGCATGGGAGCGTTAAGTGTATAGATGCTTGTAAAATGTATGCTGGTTTAATCGTTGCCGCATTACATGGTGAATCTAAAGAAGTCATATTGTCTGAGCTTTATCGTTCCCACGGCTTAACCAATTGGAACGAGGGTGAATTAGACCACAAAATAGAAAAAATTTCTAAAGGTTCTTATAAACTTAAACAACCACCAGCGATTAAGGGAACTGGGTATGTTGTAGAATCATTAGAAGCTGCATTATGGGCTTTTTATCACAGTAAAAACTTTAAACACGGTTGCTTATTAGCCGCAAACCTTGGGGATGATGCTGATACCACCGCTGCCATTTGTGGTCAATTGGCAGGGGCATACTATGGATATAAAGACATCCCCACACATTGGATTGACATTCTAGCTGAGTGGCGTATAATAGAAGACATTGCTAAAAATTTGAGAGAATGCCCTTATGGTATTTGATGTATCGGGGGGAACGAATTGAAAACGTTTGAAGTGTACGACAAAGTTTGGCTTATAGAAAATAACCAGATACAACAAAAAATGATATATTCTAAGACAGAAACCATGAACTTTAGTAAAACAGACGTTGACTGGTCGTATAAATTAGTTGACGGTGTGTTGGGAGCTGGTGTGTTACCTAATCGAGAAGTTGGTTATGATATAAGTGAAATTTTCGCAACAAAAGACGAATTGGTAGCATCATTATGAAAGAAACATTAAATGGAATGCAAGTTGATATAGCATTTGCTATTGAAAATAAAGATAAAATTCGACTTTACAATCTTTATCATGATAAAAAAATTACTATCAATGAATTGGTGAAAGCTATTATCGAAATTGATGAATCCGTTACCGACTGGTGTAAATTTAAAAAACGTTGTCGAACACGTTGGAGTAGATGCAAAGTATGGTGGCTTTTTATTAAACGGTGTGTTGGGAGCTGGCGTGTTACCTAATCGAGAAGTTGGTTATGCTATAACTGAATTTTTTTCAACAAAAGACGAATTGGTAG